AAAGTAAAGATAGGAACTTTACGAGCCATGATACTAACGAGGATAATGATACTTCTATTCCGTTGTTGCCAGCCCGCCGAGAGAAAAGGGCCGGAAGTGAGATGCCTATGATGTTTCCCTAAACAACCATCAATGTCACTAAACTTAAACGATCAACCTATAAATATGAAGAGGTAAAAATTATGAAGGATAACAAGAAAGTGAAAAATAAAGATGAAACGCAAATAGCGAAGAAAGAGGAAAAGCTTGTTACTTACTCAGTTAGCGAAGGAGAAAAACTTGATTTGCTTGAAATCATTGAAAACTTCCTATGTCAGAGCTGTGTTCATATTTGAAAAGAAAGAAGCAGAAAATGAGTGCTGACATAAAAAATAGAGTGCGGTAAAATAAGCTTGGTAGAGAAACTTCTAAATGACTATTTGCCACAAATATCATTTAGGAGGATTATTATGAAAAAGGCTTGTATGTATCTTCGTCTTTCAAAAGAAGACGGGGAACAATCTGAAAGCAATTCCATTTCCAATCAAAGACAAATCATTCGATCATTTGCTCAAGCGAACGAGATAGATGTTTGCTATGAGTATATAGATGATGGATACAGTGGAGCAAATTTTAATCGCCCTGATTTTGGAAGAATGATTCGTGATTTGGAAGATGGTCTTTTTAATACGATTATCGTAAAGGATCTATCCAGGTTCGGTAGAGATTATATCGAGTCCGGTAAGTATCTTCAAAAAGTTTTTCCTGAGAAAAACATTCGCTTTATATCCGTGAATGACAATTATGACAGCGAAAATGCTGATGTAAGCGACACTCACCTTATACTTCCGATTAGAAATTTTATCAACGACAGTTATTGTAGAGATATTTCTATGAAAGTGAAATCTTCTAAGGAAGTAAAAAGGAAGAATGGACAGTTCATCGGTGCGTTCGCTCCTTTTGGTTACAAAAAAGATGCGGGAGACAAGCATAAATTGGCGGTGGATACTGAGGTATCCCATATTGTCGAGCGAATCTTTCAGATGAAAATTGACGGATATTCTTCAAAAGCAATCGCAGATTTCCTAAATAGCATTGGCTTGGCAACTCCATCAAGACACAAAGAAAACAGTGGGGAAAATTTTTCCGCTGGTTTTGTCGTGAAAAATTCCAAGTGGGATAGTAAGATGGTCAACCGTGTTATCCAAAACAAAGTATATATAGGGGTATTGGAACAGGGAAAAACTGCGAAACTCAACTACAAATCGAAAAAGGAAGTCAAAGTTTCAAAAGAAGATTGGATTATCACAGAAGATGCCCATGAGGGGATTGTATCGAAGAGCGTATTTGCTCTTGCAAATAAAATGCTTCTTCGAGATGTAAAGAGATCCAAAGAGAAACCATATCTTCTGTCAGGAATGCTTTATTGCAAAGATTGCGGGAGTTCGATGATTAGAAGGACACTAAAAAACAAGGGTTCTGAAAGTATCTTTTATATCTGTTCTGATTACAACAATGGTGGTGACTGCTCAAGGCATAGCATTAAGGAGGATGAGGTTCTTCATCAGATGGCTAAGGCAATGAATGAGCATTTAGGTCAGTTTAGAGAACTGATAGAGAAAGCAAGTAAGCTTGATGTCTCCACTTTAAATATAAGAGTTGAATTTGATAGTTTGAATGCGGAAAAGAAGAAGTATGAAATGCTTCGTCAGTCGCTTTATATGGATCTGGAAGATGGACTTATTACTACTGAGGAATTTGAACGATTCAGAAAGAGTTATTTGGTCAAAATCAAAGAAATAGAAAATCAGATTGAGAGGAAAGTTGCTGTTGAAAAGGAACTTAAAGCAACACTAAGCAGTAGTGATAACCTACTTTCTTCTATAATTCCTAAAGATGAAAAAGAGATCAGCAGACTATCTATGGTTTCTTTCATCGACAAGATCCTGGTGGGAGAGAACGATGAATTGACCTTTGTCTTCAATAACATCGAAACGATGAATGTTTTGAAGGCTTTAGTAAAACAAGATGAGGATAATCAGGAGAAGAAGCTACAGTCAAGCACGATGATTCCTATCAGCAAACTATACGCTAAGACTCTGCCTGTCATGGATGAAGAGCCTGAATATGCGATTGGGGGTGTGTTGTAATGGCAAGGACTTCCAAACGCTATGTCGAGGTGAAAGAGGAGCAGAAAGAACGTTCCATCTATAAGGCTGCAATTTACACAAGATTATCGAATGACAGAACGGAAGAATGGAGAGCAAAATCTTCATCGATTGAAACACAAGTCCTCTCTTGTAAGGAGTACGCCTTAAACGAAAACATTGAGATTGTAAGTGTCTATACGGATTATGAGTATAGCGGTACAAATTTCGATAGACCGGAATTTCAGCAGATGATGGCTGATATAAAAGATAGAAAGATAAACTGCATCATTATCAGGGATTTATCAAGACTTGGAAGAGAATATCTTGAGATGGGACGACTTATCGATAAGGTGTTTCCATTTTTAGGAGTAAGGTTTATCTCTGTAAGCGATAAAGTAGATACCATCAAGGAGATTGATTCTAAAAAATCCTTTGAAGTCACACTCAAGAACATTATCAACGATATGTATGCGAAAGACATATCCGTAAAGATCAAGACAAGCAAGCATAACAGAGCAAGAAACGGATATTTTATTGGCTCGGTTCCGCCATTCGGTTATAAGGTTCTGAAACTAAAGGAAGGTCAGAAGCTTGAAGTCGATGAAAATGTAAGTCATATCATCAAGGAGATATTCAAGCTCTCGCTTGAGGGAAAAAGTCAGTATGATGTTACCAAATATCTGAATGAAAAAGGCTACACAACGGCAATGACCTATTATAAGACGGGAAGGCTATATAGAGAAGAAGGAGATTATGAGTGGCATGTGGGAACAGTATCAAAACTTCTTACAAATGTGGTTTATACGGGGACATTGGTACAAGGGGTAAAACAGCAGAATTTAGCCAAAGGAGTAAAACAACACTTCGTTGATGAAGAAGATTATATTGTTGTCCCAAATGCCCACGAAGCAATTATTTCAAAGGAAGATTATGAGGAGCTGCAAAGAATCAGGAAAGAGAGAAAGGCAAATCATTACTTCAGCTACCCTACTCACGATTTTGAAAGAGAATATGAGAACAGGTTCAAGCATTTGGTTATCAATAATGAAATCGGAAAATCACTTTTCCGAAGAACAAGAATCTACGGAAAAAACCATGACCGATTATGTTATCTTTTTCAGAATGACATTTATAACGGATCCATCAATCCTGAAAAGAAAGTGTTTGTTATGGAAAGAGATTTGGATAAGGCGATTTCAGAAAAGATAGCGGAATTTCTTTTAGTAGCGACAAATGAGAAGATATTTACAAAAAGAGTTGTGGGACGATTTGATAAGAGTATTGCTCAAAGTAAGAAGGTTACCCAAAAGCTGTATTTGAAAATTGAAAAGGAGGAAGGAAACATTAAAAAGGCTTACGAAGAGTATAGTCTTGGTAAGTCAAATCGTGATAAGTACAGTTTGAAACGAGAAGTCGCACTTGGTCATATAGGGACGATTAAATCAGAGATTATCGCTATGGAAAAACAAATCTCTGAAAAGGAAGATGCGAAAAAGAAAGCAGTCGAATGGATTAGAGATGTCTTTAAGTCAAAAGGTTTGGAAAAGCTTCCGGGAGAACTGATACAGAGTTTGGTCGAGAAAATAGTCGTGTATGGAAAACATAACTTCGAAGTAGTATTCAAGTTTAAGATTTCCGACTTTGAAGGAGGTGCAAAATGAGTAAGATTGCACTCTACATCAGATTATCCGTGGAAAATGTTATAAAAAAAGATGAAAGCGAGAGTATCACACATCAGCGTATGTATCTGAATGAATATCTCGATAACAATTCAGAGCTAAAAGCTTATAAGCGAGAAGAATTTGTAGATGACGGTTATAGCGGAACAAATGAAAATCGCCCTTCCTTTCAAAGAATGTTATCTGAAGTAAAAGAGGGAAAAATAAGTGTCATCATTGTAAAAGATCTATCTCGCTTTATGAGGGATTACATCGCTCTTGGAGATTATCTGGAGAATATCTTTCCTTTTTTAGGGATTCGCTTTATTGCCATCAATGATGGATATGACAGTGAGAAGGAACAAGGAAACGGTACAGACTTGGATATACAGTTTAAGAGCTTGCTCTATGATTTCTATTCAAAAGATGCGTCAGAGAAAGTAAAAACAGTATCGACGGCATTAAAAAAGCAAGGAAAGTTCTTGGCATGGAGTCCTCCGTTTGGGTATATGAAAAGTCCTGATAACAAGCACAACATCATTGTGGATGAAGAAACAGCTTGGATCGTTAAGAAAATATATGCCCTTGCATTGGAAGGTCTGTCCTCAAGAAAGATTGCAGAATTCTTGAATGAAGAGAAAATCCCTACTCCTTCGAAACGAAAGAGTGAGATAACCAATCATGATTTTAGTTACAATATCTTGCAGACAGAAGACAGAGAAAGACCGACCTGGACGAATGGCAATGTGATAGACATTCTTGCCAATGAAAATTACACCGGCACTTATGTTTTCAATATGCAAGAGAAATCAGTTTTAACACCGAGTTCATTTAAGTTTAGACCAAAGGAAGAATGGGGACGAGTTCCGAATAATCACGAGGCACTTGTTAGTATAAAAGACTTTCTTAAAGTCCGAGAGATCCTTGATAAAAATCGCTTTATGCAAGGGAAAAATACGGATTATGAGTGGTACAAGAAATCACCGCTTCAAGGGTTTGCAAGATGCCCAGTGTGTAATCACATATTATCTTGTATGAAAAATGTGAGGAAAACTAAGACAAAAGGAGAAAGAATACACTATTATTTTTCTTGTAGAATTTGCAGATGCAATGGTGTCAAGATTAGGCAAAGTAGAGCAAAGGCTCTTGAAGAACAAGTCTTTGCAGCAATCAAAGAGAAGTATGGGAATGAAACTCAGGAAACAGTTCAAAAGAAAGATTCTTCCAAGGAACTCGAACGCAAAGTTGAAACCCTTGAAAACAAGAAAATGATGAGTTTTGACAAGTACAAACTTGGAAATATTAGTCGGGCAAAGTTCATAGAAATGAAAGCAAAGATGGATGAAGAGATTGAAGGTCTTAAAGCTCAGATACGAAAAATCAAGGAGGAGGAAACAAACCGCAAAGAGATCCGGGAAGATGGGTTGACGAGAGAATTGATGCAAAAATATATTCAGTCAGTCATCTGTGGAGTTAATGAAGTATTGGAAATTCAATGGAAATAACTTGTTTGAAAGAGCGTGATGAACGCTCTTTCTTGTTTTTTAGAGGTTACAGAAAAATATCCATTTAATATAGTGTCATTAAGTTGACACGAGAGGGTTCGGGCGGTATGTTCGTACAGAGTGCAAAGTTCATTCAGGCTCACAGCGGTAAGCGTGGCGAAATTGCCGTTTACGGTCAGGAGTCCAACGCCGATACTTGGAAAATGGCAAAGATGAATATGGCTATCCGTGGTATTGATGCCGATTTCGGTCCGTATCAGGCGGATACATTTTTTAATGACTTGCACAAAACTTTGAAAGCCGATTTTATTATGGCAAATCCGCCGTTTAACCTTTCTAACTGGGGACAGGAAAAGATCAAAGACGATGTGCGCTGGAAGTA